CATTAAGGGAACAACAGGAGACCGGGCAACTACTGCGTGGCTTGAGGTGTTGGAAACCGTGGCAAGAGTCGGCCATTATCAGAGCGTGAGGTTTGATGATCCCGTTATCCATGCCGTGATCGAGGCAATGGGCGGCTGGGTGCGGCTGGCCGGAGACATGAAGGCGGACGAAGAGAAGTGGAAGCAAAAGGAATTTGAGAGGTTGTATCAGGTGCTGTCAAAGAACCCACGTGACAATGTGCCGTCGTATTTACCAGGGCTGTGTGAGATTCAGAACGCGGCGAATGGATATGACATCACGAGCAATCCGGTTATGATTGGCAACGAGCGGAAACAGTTAGAGGCGGGGTGATGGGAGGGAACCAATGGGCGAGGCAAGGAGGAGAGCAATGATCACAATCGCTGTTTGTTGGGACGGGAGGGATTTCTACCCGGTGAAGTACGTTAACATCTTGCTTTCGATGGTCAAACGGAATCTGCAAATCCCGTTTGAGTTTGTCCTTTTGGCCGGGCCGGAAGCGGAAAAGCGCCGGGGTGAACTCTCACCCGAGATTTCCATCGTACCTACCGGCCTGCCATACTGGTGGGGGAAGCTCTGGATATACAAGGCCGATCTCCAGGGATTTTCCGACATAATTCTACACCTCGATCTGGATATTGTGATCACCGGTGATTTAGGGGTTATCGCAGAAATAAAATCTGACTTTACGGGGTTTAAGGATTACCCGGCCGCTTCGTGTCCTGCTGGCTTTGAGTACGATCTAAATACGTCAGTCGTGCTGATGAGGCGGGGGGCGAGGCCGGAGGTATGGAACGAGTATGTCGCTGCGGGGATGCCAACATGGGAGCCATTCTCGAGACAGCGCGGACGGCTGCCATTGGCGGAGATGTCAATCATCAACAGCAGGGAAAAGCCGGTAAAGCATGACCTGATCCCCGAAAAATGGGTAAAGTCGTACAAGCTGCACAAGATGGCCAAAACGGGTCTGCCGGCGGATTGCCGGATCGTGGTGTTTCATGGGAGGCCGAAGCCTCACGAAGTGAATGATTCTTGGGTAAAGGAGAATTGGCGGTGAAAATCGGCAAGAATTGTAAGATAAGCGACAAGATCAGCGTTTACGGAGGGGACAATATCGAAATCGGGAATAATGTGCGGATTGACGAATTCTGCATTCTTACGGGTGGCGCCGGATTGAAGATCGGGAATCATGTTCATATCGCGGCCTATTCTATTTTGTACGGCACGGCGGGGATTGTGATTGGCGATTTTTTTGGCGCTGCAGTTCGCACGACGATACTCACATCTTCCGATGATTACAGCGGTTTGAGCATGATTGGCCCATGCATACCGGAGAAATACAAGACAGGACATATTGCCCAGCGGGTAACTATCGGAAGGCAAGTATTGTTTGGCGTCGGCTGTGTGATTATGCCTGGGGTTCATATCGGGGATGGAGTATCCCTGGGCGTATATTCATTCGTGAAAAAAGACTGTTTGCCGTGGTCTGTATACGTTGGGATTCCCGCAAGGAAAATAGGAGATCGAAAGATGGATCTGCTAAAGCGTGAGGAGGAATTTCTGAATGAATACAACGGCTGATCCAACTGTTTCCGTGATCTGTATGTCGTATAACCTAAAGGCGTTCATCAGGGAGGCGCTTAGCGGGATTCTGATGCAAAAGACCGATTTCCCCTTCGAAGTCGTTGTTCACGACGATGCTTCAACGGACGGCACTCAGGAGATAATTCTTGAATATGCGGAAAGACACAAGGCAATCGTCCCGATATTCCAGAAGGAAAATCAATTTTCAAGGGAAGGGATTTATCCATTCACCATCCCCCTGGCGGCGGCGCGCGGTCGGTATATTGCGGAGTGTGATGCAGACGATTACTGGACCGATCCCGCGAAGCTCCAGAAGCAAGTCGATTTTATGGATCAGCATCCGGATTATGCAATGTGTTATCACTCCTACCTCATGCTTCGGGACGGAAAATTTAGTGACCCGTCGAGCGTGGCTCCAAAGGATTATTCGCAAAATGAGCTGATGGCTTTCCATATTGGCGGATATGGGATGGCGACCTGTACGAAGCTGTGGAGGAACGTGTTAACGATTGATGATTATAGATATTTTTACAATTACTGCCCGGATTACATTCTAAACGTGCTTATGGGAATGCGCGGGAAATGCAAATATCTGCCGGGGATATTACCGTCAATCTATCGGAAATGGGGGGGGAATACATGGAGCGGGCAGCGTTTCACAACGGAGAGGGTCAGGATTATGTATCGCAAGCTCTACGATCACGCCGTAGAAACCAAAGATCAGCATTTCATCGACATGAGGGCAGAATTTCTATGATGGTTTCTATCTGCTGCAAATCATACAACCGAAGAGTTATGATCTGTGATGCCATAGCGGGGTTTCTCTCACAGAAAACAAACTTTCCATATGAGATTATTATAGTTGACGACGGGTCTAGTGATGGGACCCAAGCTGTCATAAAAAAATATGCGGCGGATTTTCCTGATGTTATTCGCCCCGTTTTTCTCCCGGAGAATTCATACACGAAAAAGGGGATTGCGGTAGTGGATGATCTGTATGCTCCTGCAAGAGGCAAGTATATCGCGGAGTGCGACGATGACGATTATTGGACGGACCCGCTGAAATTACAGAAGCAAGTCGATTTTATGGAGGCCAATCAAGAATACGCCATATGCTATCACGATTTTCGTTTCTATTGGTCCGCTCTGGATCGGTACGACCCCCCGTCAAAGGAAAAGCCACGAGATTATACGGCGGAGGAATTGATCAGCTATTCGGGGACGGGGTATACGATTCATCCGAGCACCAGGATGTGGCGTAATGTTTACAGCGAAGCAACGAGGAAGGACTTTGAACTGTGCTGGGATGATTACAGCCTGAACGTGATGATGGGTCTATACGGCGGATGCAAATTCATCGAGGGGATATTGCCGTCAATCTATCGGCGCCATAATGGGAACATTTGGGGAGGACTCTCTACCGGCCAAAAAAGGCAGTTTCATGCGGACATCAACAAGCGCCTTTATGATTTTATGGTCGGGAAGGGCATCGCGCGGCATATCGAGGCAAGAAGGAAATTTCTTTCATAGCGGAGGGCTGAATGGATAAGCTCGCAAGGGAGTGGAAGAAGCGGTTTGAAACGGTCTGGGACCCGGAAGGGCAGGGGAAGTACCGTATGGGCTCTCCCGGCCAGAGGATGATCAAATACTTTATCCAGCATCACAAAGACGGACAGACGGTGAACGAGTACGGATCCGGGACGGGGAGGGCGGTTATGGCCCTGCTCGATCAGCGTCCGGGGACGAAGATCAACATGGTTGACATTGCCGAAAACGCTATGGAGGATCCCTGCCGGAAGGCGCTGGAAGAGAACCCGGATCTGACATTCACGCTGGCGCCGCTCTGGAAGCTGCCGAAGGATTTCCCGTCTGCTGATTGGGGGCTGTGCATCGAGGTCTTGTGCTTCGTCCCTCCCGAAAAGCTGGATGCCTGTCTGCGGGAGATCCGGAGGACGTGCCGGAATCTGTTTGTCCAGGTCTACGACTGGCAGGACCGGCGCTGCGGCTACGACCTGACCACGATCATCATGGACGGGGTGTCCTGGCGCAAGAAGCTCATGGAGTTCTGGCGGGTCGTGGACCAGATCCCACATCCGGAGACGCCGAGGAGGTTTCTGTTTGTATGCCGGTGAAAGACAGCATAAAAATCATCGCCCAGCTTACGGGCATGAAGAACCTACGCATCGAGGGCGGCTGGCGTTTGACTCTGGATCTGTTTGAGTCCAGGGAGAGAGACGCCATGTTCGTCCTGGGGCTGGTCAACAGGCGCGAGACCGTGCAGATAACAATCGAGCCGGTGAAGGAGAGCCATGGCTGACGGATGGGTTACCGGAAAGACCGATGTTCTTGATTATTGCACGCGGCATTTTGGATTTCATTCGTGGCAGTCTGTCAGATACTGGCGAAAAAAATATGCACTCCCCGTGAGGTATCTTCCGAACGGAAAGCCGTTTATCGTCATAAAGGAAATTCTCGTCTGGTCCATAAAGTACGACGAAATAAAAAAATCCTCGTAAGATTCTCACCACCTTTATAGCCCTTTAGTAGTCGTTTGGCATCTTGTCAGTATTTGCATGGCCTGAAATACTATAGCCATGACAAGTCTTGAGATAGGCCAAAAATCGGCCGAGATAGCAAGAGGCGAGCTGCTGAAGCATTGCCGCTCTGTTTCGCTCTCTCCGCGCAAAGTCTGCAAGCGCATTGCCGAATCCCTCGATGCTACCGAAGTGAAAACCCACTACGACAAGGACCGGGGGAAGTGGGTCTATTCCACGCTGATGATCGATTATGCGGCAAGGGCGAAGGCGATTGATCAGGCTATCTGCATTCTGGATCTGAAGCCGGTCGAACGGAAGTCACTTGAGATTGACATGGCCGAGAGTGTACCGGAACGAATTGCCAAGGTCTTAAAGGAAGTCGTTGCTTATGCTCACCCGGAATGAGGCGCACCAGGAATACAAGAGGCTGGCGGCTGAAGCCCTGAAAGAGGGCGGGGATGCTCCGAAGCATCTGGCGCGGGCGCTGGCCCTGGGCGATCTGTTCTATCTGCTGGTGTTTGTATTTGGCCGGAAGGATGTTGATCGGGACTGGCTGTATATGCGGTGCCGCGAGGTCCAGGCCAACCCGGACGGATATCTCGACATCTGGGCAAGGGAACACTACAAAATGCAACCGGTAAAAGAGCCGGTCCCGACGCCTGACGGTTGGAAGGCTCACGGTGATTTAGTGCCTGGGGATTTTATATTTGGTCCAGACGGGCACAAGACGACGGTTATTGCAGTCACTCCTGTTTATCGTGATGGGGAATGTTTTGAACTTACTTTCGATGACGGCTCTGTCAATCGTTGCGGTGCGGATCATCTTTGGACGGTAGAGCGGAGGACCAGAAAACGGATATGCGGGACCAAAAACGGTAGACTCTATCGGGAGAATGTGACGCTAAGTACGCGGGAAATATCTACGCATGATCACAATAGCGACAACCGTTTATCCATCTCTGTAAATAAACCTTTAGTGATGCCGTCGATAGAATTACCGATCGAACCATATCTGCTCGGGGCGTGGCTTGGTGACGGCACTTCAATGAATGGGGATATTACTTGCGGAGACCCGGAGCTATTTGATGAGTTGCGACGGCGCGGACACTTCCTTGGACCCAATAAAACGCCATTACGAAGCTCACAATGCAGGAAAATCGATGGCTTGAGTGTAAAGCTAAAGGCGCTTGGGATCAGGGGGCGGGGTCAAAAAAGGATACCGGCGATGTATCTAAGGGCTTCAGCCGCGCAGCGAATAGATCTGTTGCGCGGGCTGATGGATACTGACGGGCATTGCAATACACGCGGCACAGCGACCTTCGTTAATATTAATCGAGCTTTAGTTGATGATGTGTTTGATCTGGCCACCTCATTAGGAATGAAACCGCATCTCCGAAATTACATCGGGAAGCATAACGGTGGAGCATATCCATACTACCAGGTGACTTTTCAGGCCTATCAGGGTAATTCGCCGTTCACTCTCCCGCGTAAGGTTCAGAGGTGTAAACCGGGGAACCGGACGACACGGCGGTTTATCGTGGCGTGCGATCCAATAGAACCAGAACCGATGTCTTGCATACAAGTGGACCGTACTGATGGGCTGTATCTAGTCGGGCGGAATATGTTGACCACCCACAACAGTACGATCATCACCTACGCATTGACAATCCAGGACATTCTCAACAACCCAGAGTTGACAGTCGGGATATTCTCACACACAAGACCTATCGCAAAGGGGTTTCTCCGGCAGATCAAGCGGGAGTTTGAATCCAACTACACGCTGCAAGCTCTGTTCCCGGACATCCTGTTCCAGAATCCCTCGAAAGAATCCCCAAAGTGGTCGGAGGACGACGGGATTGTCGTCAAGCGAAAGAGCAACCCGAAGGAGGCCACGGTGGAGGCCTGGGGGCTCGTCGACGGTCAGCCGACATCGAAGCACTTTCGGTTGAGAGTCTATGACGACATCGTGACCAAGGAATCCGTATCGAACCCTGACATGATCCTCAAAGTCACTCAAGCCTGGGAGCTGTCGCTGAACCTGGGCGCGGAAGGCGGGAAGGTGCGCGGGGCCGGGACGTTCTACCACTTCAACGATACCTATCGAACCATCATCGAACGCGGGGCGCTGATTCCTAGGATCTATCCTGTCACCAAGGAAGGAACGCTCGAAGGCACTCCGGTCCTTCTGTCACGGGAATCGATGGTCAAGAAGCGCAAGGACATGGGGCCGTACACCTTCGGCACTCAGATGCTTCTCAATCCCAAGGGCGACAACGTTCAAGGGTTTGAGGAGAGCTGGCTGAAGTTCTGGCCGGCGAACCATTACGCGAACCTCAACAAGATCATTTTGGTGGACCCGGCAAACGAGAAGAAGAAGGGGTCCGACTACACATGCATGATGGTCGTAGGCCTCGGGGAAGACGAGAACTTCTACGTCATCGACATCATCCGGGACCGGCTGTCCCTGACTGAGCGGGCGAACCAACTGTTCAAGCTGCATCGGGATTTTAGGCCCTACTTCGTAGGTTATGAGAAGTACGGGAAAGATTCCGACATCGACCACTTCAAGGACCGGATGAACCGGGAGAACTACCGATTCATGATCCGGGAGCTGGGCGGGAACCTGGGGAAAAACGACCGTATCAGGACGCTGGTGCCATTATTCGAGGCCGGGCGGATCTTCCTTCCAGACTTCTGCGTTCACCAGAACTACGAGGGGGTTCAAGAAGATCTTACCAAGGTATTCGTGAATGAAGAATACAAGGCGTTTCCTGTTTCCGCTCACGACGACATGCTTGACTGCCTGAGACGGATCACGGACGAGGACGTTCCGAAGCTCTGGCCGGAGCCGGAGCATATCGATCTTCCGCCGTACATGGTGGGGAGCGTCGGAGGCAGGGGTATACCGCGTCAGATCACGGATTACGATGTGTTTGAGGGAGGCTAACGATGGGATACTTGAATGATACGCCGGAGATGGGTTCGGGGAAAATCGATACCAATCTGCCGTGGATCGGTTCGGGGAAAATCGATACCAATCCGCCGCCTACGCCGACGCTTCCGACGACGCCTACGCCGACGCCTACGCCGACGCCGAAGCCGCCGACTACGGGGACGCCTCTGAGCGGCACCTTGGTGAATACGAAGCCGCCGACGACGACGGATCCGCCGCCGCCGAAGTCGACAGCGCTTCTTCCGCCCGGGAGCCAGCTTCCCAATGATCGGCGGTCAATAGCGCCGAAGGATTGGGATTATTATGCGTACTTAAACGCAAAAGGAAATGAAGATATTAAGGCGAGCTGGGACTTAAACAAGGACGTACAGAGGATATGGCCCGACCCGAGCGAATATGCCTTATATCATTATGCAACCATCGAAAAAGATGACAGAGAGAGACGCCTTCAAAGAATGCGGCAGTATATCGCGGATCTAAATAAAAAGCCCGAGGCTCCCACATTCGAGATGCCCACATTCGAGATGCCGTCGTTCGAAATGCCGACTTTCCAGATGCCTACTTTCCCCCAATACCAGCTGCCAGCATACCCGACCATGCCTACTGCGCCAACGGACCCAGCGCCGGCACAGCAGCCGGCACAGCAGCCGGCACAGCAGCCGGCACAGCAGCCGGATAAAAGGAACAAGCGCAAGAAATTGACCCTCCTGACAGGAGCAAAAGGAACGGATGACGGCAGCGGGAAGCTCGGTCGTGCGGGGACAGGGGCGGGTCAAGGGGCCGGGAAGCGACGCCTTTTGGGGTGATGAGATGACGGTTCAAGCAGACGAAATAGTGCGACGATGGGACAAGCTGGACGGGGACCGGGGGAACTTCAAGACCCAATGGCAGGAGATCGCCGACTACATGATCCCCCGGAAAGCATCGATTGTGACCCAGAGCTCCCCCGGGGCGAAGAGGACATCCAAGATCTATGACGGAACGGCAATCCGGTCTCTCCGGATCCTGGCCAACGGGCTCTATGGACACATGACATCCCCTTCCGCTCCATGGTTTGAATTGACGGTGAAGAACCCAGGATTGAAGGCAATCGACACGGTTAAGGACTGGCTGCGGGAAACCTCTCAACGGATGCAGAACGCGATCAACAACAGCAATTTCGGGATGGGTTCGCATGAGGTCTACACCGACCTGGGGGCGTTCGGTACGGCCTGCATGTATGCGGACCTGGGGAAAGACACGCTGCTGAACTTCCAGAGCGTACCCTTGGCGGAGGTCTGCATAGCGGAAGACTACACCGGGAAGGTCGATACGGTCTATCGGCTGATCAAGCTGACGGCGCGTCAATGCATCCAGCAGTTCGGGAACAAGTGCTCCGATGATGTCAAGAAATCCGTAGCCGACGGGAAGGATCCGGACAAACTTTTTGAGGTCATTCATGCGGTCTATCCTCGTACCGATCGGGAGCGGGGGAAGATCGACAAGAAGAACAAGCTTTACGCCTCGATCTACGTCGAGAAGGAGCAGAAGAACATCCTGAGCGAAGAGGGATACGACCGGTTCCCATATCTCGTTCCACGGTGGGAAAAGGATTCCGGGGAAGTCTTTGGCCGGTCTCCGGGTATGGACGCCCTGCCTGATGTCAAGATGCTGAACCTCATGAAGAAAGACTATCTGAGGGCGATCCAGAAGATGATCGATCCCCCGCTGATGGTCTCGGATGAAAACAAGATGCGGTCCATGAGGACGACGGCCGGGTCGATCATCTACTACCGAAGCGGCGGGGAGAAGCCCGAAAGCCTCAAGACTGGGGGAGACTACCAGATCGCCGTCGATTACGAGGCGCGGATACAGGAAGCTATTCGTGAAGCGTTCTATGCGGATCTGTTCATGCTGCTGGCCCAGAAGCCCCAGAACCAGATGACGGCGACGGAAGTCCTGGAGCGGGTGGAGGAAAAGCTGGTCCTCCTGGGGCCGACGATGGGGAGGTTGCAGGCGGAGTTTTATAACCCTTTGCTTGAGTGCGTCTTTGGGGCGATGTGGGAAGTGGGGATGATTCCCCCGATTCCGAATGAGCTGGCCGGAGCGGGGTTGCAAGTGGAATACATCTCGAAGCTGGCCCTGGCCATGAGGAAGTTTGAAACCGACGCGATGATGAAGCTGGTCCAGTTTACGGGTCCGATGATCCAGATCGACCCGAGCGTCGTGGATAATTTCAACCTCGATGCGGCGGCAAGGGGCGGAGCGGAGCGGTTCGGGCTGCCTACCGAGTGGATGAGGCCGATGGCCCAGGTTAGACAGATCAGGGACCAGAGGGCAAAGGCCCAGGCGGAAGCGGCGGCGAAACAGGAAGAGATTATGAAGGCGGAACTCGCGGGGAGAACCCTCCCCGCCTTGACATCGAAAGTGGACCCGGAAAGCATCCTGGCGAAAACAGGCGGGCAAGCGCCACAGGGGCAGACGGTCCAGTAAGGGGGAGCGATGAAAGATAGCATGCTGAAAAGAATCATTGCGGAAAATGCGTTGCTCCGGGCGGAGGTGGCCGAGCTTCGCGCGGCTGTCCTGGCGACCAAGGAAACACCTTCCGTCGAGGCGAAACCGGCGAAGAAGAAGGGGAAGAAATGAGAATCGGCTGGTTCAAGAAGCGGGACACGAGGACGCCGGAAGAGATTGAGGAGCAGTTAAACCTTGATTACCGGCTGACTTTCGGAAGCGAGTCGGGGCAGAGGGTGTTTCAAGACCTGATCCGCGTCCTGCATCTGTTCGAGCCCTGCTACGTCCCGGGGATGGAATCGGAGACGATGTTCCGGGAAGGGGAGCGCAATGCCGCGCTCTACATCCTCTCACGGGTGAAAACTCCCGAAGAGAGGGGAAAACTAATCGAGGAGGTATTGGAAGATGGCTGACGGCGATCCGGGAAATCCGGGCAATCCCGCACCGAGCGGAAATGAGGGGGGAGCTCCAGGGGGTAATCCTCCGGCTCCAACAACGTTCACCATCGATGACAGCTTCATTTCGTCCCTTCCGGACGATCTGAGGGCGGAACCGTCTATCGCGGCGTTCAAGGGGAAGGGCGTCGCGGATGTCCTGAAATCCCACGTCAACGCCCAGAGGATGGTCGGGGCGGATAAGGTGGTTATCCCCACGGGGAAGCTGGACACGCCCGAGGCATGGGACCAGTTATACGGCAAATTGGGCAGGCCCGAGACGCCCGACAAATACGAGTTCGAGCCTGTCCCTGATGGGGTACCGGTCAAGCCTGAGTTCCAGAAGAGCGTCAAGGAGCTGGCCCACGGTCTGGGGCTGCATCCGAAGCAGGCTGCGGGTCTCAACAAGGCCGTCATGGGGTGGCTGCAGGAGTCCTTCAAGGCCCACGGAGAGGCCCAGAATGCCGCAATGGAGACGGCTGAAACGGCGCTTCGGGGAGAGTGGGGAAACGCCTACGACAAGAACCTGGAGCTTGCGGGGAAGGTTGTAGACACCTACGGCGGGAAGCCGGAGGAGATCCAGGCATTCAAGGAGAAGTTCGGCTCCGACCCGGTGGCTATCAGGGTGCTGGCGAACCTGGGGAATCTGATCGGAGAGGGGAATTTCGTCAAAGGGGAAACGCCCGCGTTCCTGTCCACGCCCGAGCAGGCAAAGAGTAAGGCCCAGGCGATCATGACGGACAAGGCGAATCCGCTCTTTGAACCCTACCACGACAAGATGCACATCCGCCACAACGAGGCGGTGGAAGAAGTTGAGCGGCTCTACCGGGTGGCTTACGGGACGGAGCCGGTGGATAAGAGGTAGAAGCAAAAACGGGCAGCCCTTCGGGGTCCGTGGATCGCAAAAAGCGACGCTGTAACTCCGGGCGGAGGAACGGAGCAGGCGAGATCCGGTGACGGGCAATCTCCCGAAAAGTCAATGAACCTTTTGATTTTTCAGTTTGGAGGTTGCTATGTCAACACAAATTACAACGGCCATGGTGGAGCAATACTCCGCCAACTTACAGATTGCAATGCAGCAGTCCGAATCGCGCTTCCGAGGCGCGGTCCGGGTTGAAAGCGTAACCGGCAAGAATGCCTTTTTTGACTCGATCGGCGCCACGGCGGCGACCCTTCGATCCAACCGCCACGCGGACACCCCGCTGGTAGACACCCCGCACACCCGCAGGCGAGTGACCCTGCTCGACTACGACTGGGCGGATCTCATCGACAACCTGGACAACCCGAAGCTCCTGACCGATCCCCAGAGCAAGTACGTCATCAACGCCCGAAACGCCATGAATCGGGCAATCGACGACGCGATCATTACGGCGGCCATGGGGAGGGCCTACGGCGGGGTTGCCGGGGCGACGAGCTACGACTTCGACACGAGCAACAAGACCGTTTTGAACGCATCCACGGGGCTGACGCTGGCGAAGCTGCTTTCCGCAAAGGCGAAGCTGGACGCGGACGAGGTGCCCGACGAGGGGCGCTACTTCGCGTGCAGCTCTCAGGGGATGCAGGATTTGCTCGATATCGAAGAGCTGACCAGCATGGACTATGCGTCCGTGAAGGCGCTGGTTCGCGGCGACATCGACACCTTCCTCGGGTTCAAGTTCATCCGTACCGAGCGGCTGACCGAAGCGTCGGACGTGAAGTCTAACCTCGCCTGGCAGCGGGATTCGATCCTGCTGGCCATCGGGAAAGACATCATCGTCGATGTGGGGCCGCGTCGAGACAAGAACATGGCCATCCAGGTCTATCTCGGAATGTCCATCGGGGCTGTCCGGATGGACGAGGACGGCGTGGTCGAGGTCGAGTCCTACGAAGGGTCCTAACCCATAACCGGGGGAGGTCCTAAGCCTCCCCCAGAGCAATAAGGAGGAGAGAGATGGATGCATACGGAGCAAATACCACAAAGGCGCTGGCCGGCGATCCTTCAAGCCGGGTTGAAGCTGAGTGGGGGGGAAGGGTAAAGGTAACGCATGAGACCTACACCTTCGCGTCGGCGGCTTCTGGGTTCACCGTTCAGGTGGGCGTTTTGAAGCCGGGAGAAGTTTATATCGATGGTTTCATCCACGGGGCGGATCTGGGGTCCGCTACGACCCTGACCTTGGGCGATGCGGGCGACGCGGACCGCTACCTGGCGGCCACGGTGTTCACCACGGCAAACCAGGTGACGGCTTGCCGGAAGGCCGACGGGCTGGGCTACAAGAACAGCACGGCGGTGGATATCCCGCTGTTCCTCACGGTCGGGACGGAGGAGGCAAGCGGCGCGGTCGAGGTGGTCATCTTCAAGGCGGCCCGTTCGTAACTGAAACACAGGGGGGAGGCTGACAACTCCCCCCTTTACCCAGGAGGGCAAGGGAGATGGCTGTGCGTGGATTATCCAGATGTAATTACCTGCGCGGGGGATACGGGATTTCAGCCGAATCAGTTCTATAAGCCTCAGCTTTGGATGTCTATGTTTGGATGGGATTTGAAGGGGAATAAATAGGGGTCGTCATGGATTGGGAAATCAACGGGATCAGGGGCAGGGGTGAAGCCCCGAAGTGCGCCGGGCAACAAAAAGGCCTGGCGGTCGTCATGGCGACGGGAAGGTGCGTATGGGACGATTTGACATACAAATTCAGCGTAGAGGGAAACCACGCCTCGGTGATCGCCGTGAACAACATGATTCTGCATTGGAAGGGGAGGGTTCATCACGGCGTCTCGATGCATCCGGAAGAGCCGGGGCTGTGGAGGGCGCTCAGAAGGTACTACCAGGGCGAAGAGAGCCACGTCCACACCCACGGATACAGAAAGCACAACAAAACGGAATTACAAGAGGTGGATTACGTTTGGGACATACCCAGGGCAAAAGGCGGAACCAGCTCTCTGCTGGCGGTTTACATCGGCCTGGCGCTGGGGTTCAGCCGGATCGTCCTGTGCGGCGTGCCGATGGACGGGACGGGGCATTTCTACGACGCCCCAAACGCGGAGGTGAAGGTGTTCGGAAGCGACTTCTTAAAAACAGAGTGGATGCGTTCTATCAGAGAGGATTTTCAGGGGCGCGTGCGGTCGGTGTCGGGAAGGACGAAAACCTGGCTGGGCGAACCTGACGCGGCATGGTTGAAGGGGGCGTGACATGGCTTCAAAGGTTTTGATTTGCAACAGGGCGCTGGCGGCAATCGGGGTAAAACAGCGCATCGCGTCGATGTCGGAGGACAGCGAAGCGGCCCGGAAATGCAACCTCATTTTTGAAGACTGTCTTGCTGAGGTTTTAAGGGCCTACAACTGGAATTGCGCCCAGGCAAGGGCCTCGCTGGCGCAGTCAGTTGAGACTCCGGCATTTGGATACGCATACAAATATGCCCTTCCAATTGACTGTCTCCGGGTCATCTCTATCGAGGACGAGGACGAATCCAGCGACTACAAGATCGAGGGGCGGTTTCTTCTCTCCGACGATACGGCGGTGAAGATACTCTACATCAAGCAGCTCGTCGACGTGAACGAGTTGGACGCTTTATGCCGGAGGTGCCTTGCGGCCCGAATCGCCGCCGAGATCGCCTATCCCCTGACCAACAGCAACACCCTGACGGAATCAATGTGGGCGCTCTACGCGGGGATGATGACGGAGGCGACGGAAATCGACGCGCAGGAAGGAACGGCGGGGCGGTGGGAATCATCGTCCTGGATCGACGAGAGGGTATAGATGAGGGTATCTCCAATCCTGACAGCATTTAACGCGGGTGAACTCAGTCCCCAGGTGGGCGGGCGGCTCGACCTGGACAAGTACGTCATGGGCTGCGAGAAGATGGAAAATTTCTTCTGCCGCGCTCACGGAGGGGCGCAACGCCGTCCGGGGAGCTACTTCCTGGCGGAAGTCAAGACCTCCGCGAAATGGACCCGCCTGATCCCCTTCCAGTTCAATACCGCACAGGCATACATGCTTGAATTCGGGGACCAGTATGTAAGATTTTTCATGGATTATGCCCCCGTGACGGTTTCCGGGGCCGTCTATGAGATCGCGTCTCCGTATCTGGAGGAGGATATCTGGGATATACGGTTCGTCCAAGATTCGGACATCATGTACCTGACACATCCGCTTTATCCGGTCTACAAGCTCTCCCGGTTTGCGGACGACTCCTGGACGCTGGAGGCGGTGGAATTCATCGACGGGCCATATCTGGACGAGAACGACACGGAAACCACGCTTGACCCTGGCGCGACAACCGGGACGGGCATCGCCCTAGTCGCCTCGGATGACTTGTTTGAGGCGGGCCATGTGGGGGCGTATTTCCGGATCAAATACAGCACGGCGTGGGGATACTGCAAGATCGTTTATGTCACGGATGCAAAAAACGCGGTGTGCGATATCATCGAGGACTTCGGCGCGCATACGGCAACGGCGGAATGGCGCGAGGGGGCCTGGTCGGACGTGCAGGGGTATCCTTCGGTATGCGCGTTCCATGAGCAGCGGCTGATCCTGGCGAATTCCCCGTGGAACCCTCAAACGATCTGGGCGTCGGCATCCGGCGACTACGAGGACTTCACCCCTGGTGCGCTGGATGATGATCCCTATACCTACACGATCGTGGAGAAAGAAGTCAATGCGATCCGCTGGCTGTCGCAGATGGGGCAGATCATCGTAGGGACAAGCGGCGGCGAGGCGAGGCTTGGTCCCCAGGATTCCGGGACCCCTGTAACTCCGTCGAGCGCAAAGGTATCCTTCCAGAGCTTCTTTGGGTCCGCCCCTCTGCCTGCGGTGGCGATGGGGAACGCTATCCTTTTCTGGGAAGGGAGGGGGCATCCCGACAACTACGGAGAACGCCTCCGGGAGCTGTCGTACAAGTTCGAGACAGACTCCTTCGACGGGGTGGATCTGACGGTCATGTCGGACCATATCACAAGAGGGGGAATCGTAGACCACGCCCTCCAGAAGTATCCCTTTAATATCCTCTGGTGCGTGCGCTGGGACGGAACCTTGATAGGTCTGACCTATGACCGATCACAACAGGTCGTTGGATGGCATCGTCATCCGATGGACGGGTATGTCGAATCGGTGGCCGTTATTCCCGGAGAGACGCAAGACGATCTGTATATGGTGGTCGTCAGAACCGTAGGCGGGGCGCTAAAGAGGTATATCGAGGTTTTGGAGGACTACGATTGGGGAGACGACCAGGCGGATTGCTTTTTTGTCGATTGCGGGATGAGCTACATCGGGGCGGAGAAGGATATCACCGGAGCAACAAAGGCCGACCCGGTCGTCATAACCAGCGATGCTCACGGCTATTCAAACGGGGACCATGTGAAGATTTCCGAAGTCGTGGGGATGACGGAACTCAACGGCCTTGAGGTCGTCGTGACCAACAAGACGGATGACACATTCGAATGCTACAAGACCGATGGGACGAAACTTAACGGAACGGCTTTCACGACCTACGCATCGGGTGGGGTCTCAACGAAGATGGCGATTACGCTGACCGGGCTGGATCATCTCATCGGGGAGACGGTTGACGTTCTGGCCGATGGGGCCGTACATCCGCAAGTCGTTGTCACGGGAGCGGGCGCGGCCGTCCTCCAATGGTATGTCTGCAAGGCGCACGTTGGCATCCACTACGAAAGCATCCTAACCACGATGGAGCTGGAGGGTGGTAGCCGGGAAGGGGTTTCCCAGGCAAAGCAGAAGCGCGTCCATGAGGTCGCGGCGAGGCTCTACAATACCCTTGGCGGGAAGATCGGAACGGACGAGACCAGTCTTGAACAGATCGTGTTTAGAACGAGTGGTGATCTATACAACAACCCGCCGCCGTTGTTCACGGGAGACAAAACGGTGTCTGTCCCGGCGGATTGGGAGGACAGCGCGAAAATAACCATCGTTCAGGATCAACCGCTGCCGATGACCGCCCTGGCGCTGCTGCCGAGATTTAGGAGCGAGGACCGATGACGCAAGTAGTCAGATTCAAGATGGAGCACCTTGATCAGATCAAACTCCGGGAGAGGGAGAGGGAAGGGACCGCGAAGATCCCCCATTTTCGGAAGGTCTGCGAAGTCTACGAGCGGCACGGCGGGGCGTATACGATGCTATCCCCAGAGGGAATCGTCTGTATTGAGGGCGTCTCTCCGATCTGGCCGGGGGTGGCCGTCGCTTGGAGCCTGACTTCCGACCTGATCTTCAAGTACCCGAAATCCTACTACAAGGCGACGAAGCAATTCATGGCGGCGATCATAGAGGATTGGAAGATTCACCGTTTACAGGCGACCACTTACGCCGATGACGCCGTAGCCTGTAACTGGTTGAGGCATCTGGGGTTCGAGCGGGAAGGGGTCATGCGAAGTTACGGACCGGACAGAGCGGATCATATCATGTTCGCAAAGGTGAATTGAGATGGCATCAGCGGTTGGATCGATCATATTAGGGGCGGTGTCGATAGTATTCGGTGGCGCATCCGCAGTTTACAACGCCGACCGTGGCCGGTACTCCGCAAATATGCAGCAGGACTACCTCCTGCGGCAGGCCGATTACAACCGCGCAATGCTGGATTACGGGGAGCAGCAACGGCGGCTTGAGCTTGCCGCCATGTACGAGCAGAACGCCTACAATATGCAGCTCGCCCAGATGCAGGAAGCCCGTTACGGGATGATGATCGAGATGTACGGCCTCCAGGCGGAAGTCGCGGCGGGTCGGTACGAGATCGCCGGTCAGATGGCGGAGATTGCCGGGCAGAGGTGGGCGCTTCAGCAAGAGGTCTATGATTGGCAGATCGCAACCATCGATTGGGAGGCCGATTTCAAGGAGGACCAGGCCCGGTTTATCGAAGAGAAGGGGTCTCTTGCGCGTGCGCTGTTCGGCAAGGAGACCGCCGCGCTGCTGGCAAGAGAACGGGCAAGGATGGCCGCAGCCGGGGTGTCGATCGGGGAGGGTTCTCCGGTGGAAGTGCTTGGGCAGTTCGGCAGCGACCGGCAGTTCGCCTCCGACATCATGGAGTACGAAACCGATATTGACGCCTGGGAGAAGAGGTTCGAAAAGGGCCAACTGCTGAACCAGAAAAACAAGGTGCGATTCGGCGAGTTCGGCTCCGGCCTTGATTATCAAGTCAGTCTGCTTGATTACAAGGGGGACCAGCTCGATTATCAGGATACCCTTGCGGGCATCAGACAGAACGCTTTTGAGGCCAACATGGGGGCGGCCGGGGCGAGATTGCAGCAGGGTCTTTTGGCCTCCCAGAGGGTGCGGATAGGTCAGGGCGCGGTGATCGACCTCGGCAAATATCAGACCCAGAAACGATATGCCGATGTCTTTACAGGGATGCAGTCGAGCGTTTACGGGAACGCGGCGGGGGCGGCGACCGTGGGCGGATACCTAAATATCGGCGCGGCGTTCTTCAACGGATTAAACTCCTATTACACGGCGAAAAACAAAGCAACGTCCTACAACAGCAGATACGCGATCGGGGGTCCAGCATGAACATTCCCGGAACATTGATGGCCCCGGCCCAGGGGATGGCAAACCTCTCCAACAGCCTGATGAACCTCTCGACATCGATGATCGAGATCGACGAGCGGCGGAAGCAGCAGGAATCCGCTGCCATGAGGCTGGCCGAGCTGTCGAAATACAACCTGACCGTTTCCAGGGATGTGGATAACATCTTTACCCAGGCGGAGCGTTCGGAGCCGGGGAAGATCGACGAGTTCCGGCCTTTGATCGAGGGGAAGTTCAACGAGTTCTGGGACTCCGTAAACGAGATCGACGATCCGATCCTGAAGGGGATGGTCACGAAGCAGCACGCGGCCCTTCAGATCTCCTATGGCCAGAAGTTCAACGACCTGGCGACAAAGAAAAACAGGGAGTTTGCGGTAACGAGTTTCCTTGATTCCTTCGACTACGGGATGAAAACCTACCTGAACACGGCGGATCCGGACGCCGAAGGGAAGGCCATGTCCGACATGGCAAACGCTCTCCAACGGGCGGAGGTCTCTGGGGTGATCACTCCCGAGCTGGCCAACCGCGCAAAGAACGACATGGAGAGGGCGGTTAATAAAAAGGCCGTGGCGAACTATGAAGGCGGGATCCTCAATGCGGAGAACATGACCGCCCCGGAGATGACGAAATATATGCAAAGTCTCATGGGAGACAGCCGCCTCACGATGACGGACAAGCGGACCCTTGCCTTCAAGGCGGATGCGACCTTCAAGGGGGTGATCAAGGAAAGAAACATCCAGGGGGCCTTTGGAGAGGCGGCGAAGCTCTGGACCGATCCCCGGCAGGCCATGGTGGAGGTCTTGAAGCCGGAGTTTGGGAAATCCTACGGCCTGACCATCGACCAGCAGCAGAACATCTCCCAGAGCTTCAGCGTCATGGCGACACAGAAAGCCTTTGTCGATAAGGACCGGCAGGAGCAGAACCTGGACCAAATCCGGGCGACGGCGATCAAAGACCCGTCAAAGGCTCTGAGGCTGATTCAGTCGGCGGAGGATGTCGATCCGAAGGAGACACTTTCCTTAAAGAACTCTATCGAGTCCCACATCCGGCAGCAGTCCCTTATGAGCGCCCAGGAGAAGGCGTTGCAGATGGATATGGTGGATAAGATCAAGGCGAACATCAAGACGAACATCATCTCCGGGAAGTACAAGACCGAGCAGGAGGTGGTCAATGCGGTGATCGCTTCGGGGATTCCGAAGACGAGCGAGTTTCTTGATGACGCTCTGGGGAATTTCAAGGAGTTCAGGAAGGAAGCCGGGGCCGTCAACTATTTCAAGCAGGCGGAAGATGATTGGGACCGGCTGATCTCCACGACAAAGGACAAGGGGCGGAAGAAGGAATTGCAGACCATGAAAACCGGGATGCTGACCGCGCTTCAGACTCAGATGCAGGCGGAAGGAATCCGGGTTTCAAATCCCCAGGTGTTCGAGCTCTACAAGGCCCACAAGAAGTCGCTCACGGATACCTGGTTCACCCGGACGCTGGACAGGATATGGGGCAGTGACGACACGATGGTGAAACCGGGAACTGCTCCCCAGTCTCCCCGACCGTCAATGTCCGCTCCCGCGCTGGATGAAAAGACGGCCCGGGAACGCCTGCGGGGAATGAAAGTGACCAAGGAAGTGGAAGAGAAGCAGATCCAGATCTACCGTGACAAGGGATGGATTCGATGAACAATGACCTCGATCTCTTAGGGCTGGGGCAAGGCGACCTTGATCTTCTGGGGCTGGGGTCTCGCCCTGTTCCTGTTATCAGTTCCGCTCCCCCGGACGAGGGGTCTTTCCTCGGCGATCTCTGGGACCGATTTGCGACGGACAAGGAAGGGGAGAAGGCGAAAGCGGCCAACGCCCTGAGCCTGTCTGAAGCGACGGGCCTTCCTCCCTCGGTGGTCTACGACCGGATGGACGAGATCACGAAGGAAATGGGCCTGAGGGATCAACCGCCCTTCCGTGACCTTATCGAAAGGCCGATCATGGGCGCGGTGACGTACGGGCTCCTGGCGCATCCGATGGCTACGGTGGTCGGGGTGGCCTCGTTCGGCGCCCTCGCAGAAGCGGAAAACTACCTCGTCTCCCGGAAAGAGGGCATCCCCTATCAGTTCGGGGCGGGTAGGGGGCTGGCGGATATGCTCCCGGAAGAGACGGCCCAGGGATACAAGGACCTGATCTGGACTGCGGACATGGCATGGAAGGCGGTGGCAGCCGGCGGGGCGATTAAGGGGGCGAAACCCGCCGTCGAGAAGTTCGCCGTAAAATATATGCGGGACGTGACGGAGACCTACAACCTTCCGCGAAACGTCTATATCTCCCCGGAGAAGATCCGGGAATTCCACGGGCTGGGTCGGGAGAACATCATCTCGACCGAAGAGGCGTCCATGTTGAAGGAGATGGGCCTCACCCGGCAGCAGTATGTCGATGGGCTGAAATACGGGATTGACTTGGAGATCCCCGCTGAAAAGCTGGTTACGATGGTTGACAAACCATGGTGGGCGGCCATGAAGGGGCTGTTCAAGGTCAGCCCCTACGAAGAGACGGTTGTCAGCAGGGGGAAGGCAACGGGAGACAAGGCGGTATCTGGCCTTTTGGGCGAACCCGAAACGGCCGCGAAACCGGCCGAATTTCTCACAGAACAAGCCGCTACGGGAACTTCTCCCGCTGAGGTGGGTAAGGTAGCCGCTGCGGAGATCGTCCAACCTGGGGCAAATTTGAAGGTCATCTATCACGGGACGGATAAGACCTTTGAAGAGTTTGACATTACAAAATCGGCTGACGGGTCGATCTGGTTTACGGACAACAAAAGCAAGATTGAGAACGGGGAGGTAGCTGCAACAGGGAAGGGCATCATTGTTGAAAGGCTTATCGATGAAAACAATCTGAAGCTTGGCGGATGGGATGAGGCTGACAAATACAGCACGGATGAACTCATTTCACAGGGATATGACGGCCTTAAATTAGTAGATGAGGAAGAAACGACCTATCAGATTTTCAATCCTGAAAAGCTGAAGGGGGCAACCTCGCAAGCCATGAAGTTGGAGAAGCCCTCCGCCGAGCTGACCATCGAAGAATCCACGGTTGACATGGACGATCCAAACACCCTCCTTGAGATGGCGGCCCGGTCCGATGAAGTGGCCATGCCTCCCCAGACGACAGAATATGACAAGATCCGGGCGCAAGCGGCCAGTATCGCCTTTGAAAACCTCTCCAAGAAAATCGACCTGAAGAAGCGCCGGGAAGCAACGGCGATCAGACGGCAAGGCACCGAGGACGCCAGAGGCGTTCCCGTCTTTGCGGCCATGGATGAGGCCATAAAGGGCGGGGGGCTGAATCGCGGGTGGCTTGAGAAGATCTACGACCGGGAGATGGTGAACGAGCTTGCAAGGAAGCGGGTGGGCCTGGTCACGAAAGACGGCCCCTTCGGCCTGGATCAGATCGCCCAGATGCACGGGTATGATTACGCCGACACGCTGATGAATGACCTCCTCGCGTGGGAAGGCCTCAAGGCGGAAGGCGTGAAAGCTGCGGAGACGTTTGAAGAGAAATACTACGACCTTTTGAGCGAAGCCGAAAAAGAGGATTTCCACCTTGCCCTCCTGGAGGAGGAAGCGAAGATCCTCCGAAAGATGATCAAGGCGACCGGGAAGCCCTCCACACCGGGAATCAAGAAGGTGATCCGAGAGCAAACCGGACAAACCAGGGTGGAAGAGCTGACCGTCTCCGAATACGAAGCCCTGAAAGCGGGGATGAAAAAGGCCGAGCAGGCGTCCAGAAAAGCGTTTCGGGAAGGGAAGATCGAGGGGGCGCTTGCGGAGAAGGAGCGTCAGATCGAGATGGCGGAGACCCGAAAGGCCAAGCTGGAAGCGAAAGAAGAGGCCAAGGGAATCCATGACGATATCGTAAGGCTGACCAAAGACAAGAGCATCCCGGAGGATTACCGCGACCGGATAACCTCTCTTTTGGAAGATTTCGATATCCTTCCGAGAAGCAAAAAGACCGCACAGCGGGTAGAGTCGGCCAGAGAGTTCTTGGAGAGGCAGAAGCAGGCGGGGGAGGATGTCACGATACCCGAGTCGATGCTTAACCGGATCGAACGCTACGGGAAAACCCATTGGCGGGAGCTGACGCTGGATCAGTTGAGGGAGATCCACGACCAGGCGAAGATGTACGAACACCTGGGGAAGATAAAAAACAAGCTCCTCAAGGCCCGGCAGAAGAAGGATTTTGAAGCGACGGTCCAGGGGATTATTGACGAGATCTCGAAGAATTGGGGAATCAAACAGGCGGGGCCTGCGGACATCGAGACCATGTTCCTCGAACCTTCGGCGCTGGAGGGAATGGGGCAGTTCAAGGACTCCTACCTCGGATCGCTGACCAAAGTGGAAACCTACCTGAGGCGGCTGGATGGGTTCAAGGACATGGGGCCGGTATGGGAGAGGGCATACCTTCCTGTCAAAGAAGCGTCGGATGCCGAATATAGAAACCTGGCCGATATAACGGGCAAGCTGCAGAAGCTTTTTGAGCCGATGAAAAAGACGCTCACGAAAGAGAAATTCAAGATCCCCGGCGTGAACCAGTTTGTCACGAGGGAGACCGTCATCATGGTTGCCCTGAATTCAGGGAACGAAGGAAACCTGAACGCCCTGAAAAATACCATCTACAAGTGGGACGACGCCCAGATCCAGGCGATACTGAACAACGTGACGCCGGATGAATGGAAGCTCGTTCGGGGGATATGGGATCTGTTTGAAGAGCAATTCCCGAAATTGTCCGAAGTTTACAAGAACCTCTCCGGGGTGAACCTCAAGAAGGTTGAAGGGGATTACTTCCCGCTGGTGTTCGATCGGAAACTATCCTGGATTGCCGACAAGAACGCGACGGAGCAGGAGCTTCGGGACTTCTTCAAGTCGATCTACACAAGACCCTCCGTCAAGAGCGGATCGACCATAGAGCGCGTCGGCGGTACTCTTCCCCCGAAGCTGAAATTCACCGTGATCTTCGACAAACTGGCCGAAATTAACCACTACATCACCCACGCCGAAGCGGTTAGAGACGTGCAGAAGATCCTCGGAGATCCAAGGGTAAGGGCGGCAATCGAGGGGACGCCTGCGGGGATTGGCGGTGCGGTAGGCTATCGGGAGATGATGACCTGGCTGCAGGACGTGGCGCGTCAAAAGGCTGATCCTCTGTCAGCGGTGGAGTCTGCGATTAAAACCGCCCGGATCAACACGACTGCGGTGGCGATGGCGTGGAAGTTCTCAACCGCTGCGGTTCAATGGCTCGGAATGGGAAACAGCATCTACAAGCTCGGTATGGGGGAAGTTGCCAAAGGGATGGCCGAATTTTACACAAACCGGGAAGCGACGGTCGAGCGGATCAAGGGATTGTCGGCGGAGATGTCCGGGCGGGCGAAGTCGTTTGATCGGGAATTGCGGGACGCATACAACCGGATCGGCCTGGAGCATTTTCGGGGGTCCATGGCGCTGAAAGATTCGTTTTTCTCCCTGATCTCCCTGATGGACATGGCCGTTGCCTATCCGACGTGGGTGGCGGCCTACAATAAGGGCATGAAGGATTATTCAGACGAAACGAAGGCGGTGGAATTTGCCGACATGACCGTGCGGATGACACAAGGAAATGCCCTGGCCAAGGACCTGGCCGGGATTCAGAGGGGGTCGGAACTAAAAAAGATCATGTCGATGTTCTACACCTTCTTCTCCGCATATCATCAGATGATGTCCGACGCCTGGCTGAAGTTCAAGTTCGACAAGACGGGACAGAATTTCAGCGATTTGGTGAAAGCCTGGTGGTGGCTGACCATCCTTCCCGCGTCAATGGATTATCTCATGAAGGAGCGGGATGTGCCTTCTCCTGGGGATTTTTTGAAGAACGTCCTTCAGATGCGCCTTACGGCCTATCCGGTGATCCGGGACCTGACGGGGGCGGTGCTGACGGATTACGATTATCAGTTCTCCCCGGTGGCTCGGGCTGGTGAAGTTGTGGCCCGGGGGGCGAAGGAGGTCGTGAAGCTGTTTACTCCAGGCGAAGAGGCGGAATTTGACAAGCTTTTGAAATACGGGATCGAGTCGGCCGGGTATATGTTCGGACTCCCGACCGGGCAGGCTGTAGTCACCATGCAGGGGTTGATTGATTTGATGAACGGGGAAACATCGGACCCGACGAGGCTGATGTTCAGGGCTCCTCGGGAAGAGGAATAGGAGGCACATCATGACGGTAGCAACGACGGCCAACAGACAATCGTATAACGGCGACGATGCAACGATTGAATTTGTTTTTACCTTCAAAGCTTTTGAAGCGTCGGATATCAAGGTTGTCGTCCGGTCGGCTTTGGGCGTCGAGACGACATTGACGTTGGATACGGACTATACCGTTGCCGTGCTTGCGACGACCGGCGGAACCGTGACGCTGATCGGGACGTACGCGGCCACTCCTCCCGCGACCGGGGAAACCGTGACGGTCTACAGGGATCTGCCCTACACCCAGGAGATCGACCCGGTGGAGAACGATCCCCAGAGGGCGGATGTGGCCGAAGAGGGTCTTGACCGGGCTGTAATACTGATCCAACAGCTAAAAGATGCGATGTCCCGGTCGATACAGTTGCCGGTGTCAACAGCGGTTTCCGATCTGAGTTTGCCGGAGCCCGAAGCGGCGAAGTACCTCGGATGGAACGACGATGGAGACGCACTTGAGAACCGTGAGCTGATCTCTTCGGTGGGCGTTTCGTCCTTTATGGCGGGGATGCTCGATGACACTTCCGCGGCGGCGGCTCTGACAACGCTTGGGCTGGGGCAAGGCACAGCCAACCACAAGCTCTTCATGAACGCCGCCGGAACTGCGCCGGAGTGGGCACTGGGAAACTTTTCTGGAATTTTTACCAGATCCACAACCACTGCGAGCGGAGATCAGGTTATTAGCGGACTACCGTTTAAGCCATCAGCAATCTTATTTGTAGGGTGCATCAGCGGACTCGCCGGCAGAATGGCTGTTGCTTTTGCAGGAGGCGGCTCTGCAGCATTTTGTGGAATATGGGATGCATACAATACCCTCCCCAATGCGTGGTATTATTCCGGAAATGGCCTGATATTTCGTCAAGGGGCGGATTCCGGCCATGAATATACCGGCGTAATTTCGTCGATAAGCTCTGATAGTTTTACGATTACCTGGACCAAGGCTGCGAGTGCAATCGAAGGTGAAACTATAACAGTAAACTATCTGATGTGGAGGTGAGACGATGAGAATCTGCATACATAAGCCGACGCGGAGAATCATAGAGATGCAATCAGCGGGGAAGGAAGGAACCCTACTTCAGAATGCTCTCAATGCCGGATATGCACTGCCCGAGTTGGAAGAAACCGAGGTCACGCCTACGGAATATGCTGCGAAAAAAGCGGAAGATCCAGACGGGATAGCGCGTCTGGAAAGACAGGCGGCCAATGAAGCGGCTCAGGCGGCGAAAATCATCGCTATCTCAGATGCAAAGGCAGCTATTGCATCCCTTGTCCCCGCCGTCGATAAGGCAACCGACATTGAAGGGTTGAAAAAGGTTGTGCTGGACTTAATCAAAAACGTGCAGACGATTACTGCGTAGGAGGGCAAATATGCCTTGGATGACTGGGCAGCAATACCTTGACGCGAACCCTGATGTGAAGAAAGCTGGTGTCGATCCGCTGTATCACGTTCTGACCTACGTTCTGCATGGCAGGAAAGAACCTCGTCCGCTGTGGATTGACCCGGCTGAACCGCCGAAGCCGCCTGGTCCGCCTCCGGGGCCTAAGCCGCCTGATCCTACTGTGAGCGGGGAAATCAAGGACTTCCAGCGAGTCAAGAGTGCCGACAACCCCGACGCGATCTATTTCAGCAGCGGAAAGGTGGACGGCAAGATGAGGTTCGGGGAATACCGCTGTTATTCGGCAAAGTTATTCCGTGAACCTCATTCCCTCGAAAAACAGTTTCAAGCGGAGAGCGTGTTCGACATCTGCGCATTCAAAGGCAGCTGGTATCTGTCCCTTGAACATGGCGGCTATCCCGATGTGGACAGAGGAATGGTGATGCGGTGGAACGGGAGCAAGTGGGTTGAGGTATTTAGGCATCCTACATGGCTATTGGCTTTCCACCTCCACGCCCACGGCGACCATCTTTATGTTACCGGTTCAAATTGGGACCCCATGCACGGCGGCATCTGGCGGACATCTGACGGCACGCATTGGGAGCAATACACGGCCAGCTATCATGACTACTGGGACATGGCTTCGAGTGGATCAGACCTCTGGACATCCGGTGCTTATGGCGGCGACTACGGGCCGGGCTGTCATCCGTGCGTATTCAAGAACCGTGACCTCGTTTGGGAATCAGGCGAGCAGGGGGCGGGGTTTCTCGGCATCGCTGTGTTCCGTGGGGATGTTTTCATGGGGCAGGCGACACCGGCTAAAGTGGTGCGGTTCAGCGATAAAAAAACCGTCTTGAATATGCCGACGCAGAATAAAGTCCCAAAGCTGATCGTGGACGAGGCTTGCAATACGCTCTACGCAATCGGCTGTCGGACGGACGAGGCGACTGCCGGCGCAGAGGTCTGGAAAACGAAGGACGGGAGCAAGTGGACGCTGGCCCGGCCTCCGTTCTCGATTCCCCACATCTTCCATGCCTATCAGGATCCGGGCACAAAAGACATCTATCTGGCCGGGGGGAAGTTCAATGCCTATGGGCGCATCTATAAGAGCGTAAGGGGGTAGCCATGAGTTTAGCAAAGATACTCAAAATCCTGCAAATCATCATTGGCGCCGGCCTCGTGGTTGGTGTCGATGCCAACAAAGTCAAGGCGGTGCTGGAAATCCTGACGCTGATAATGGAGGACGATGATGGCGCAGTTTCTAAGTGAGCTTGATGTCCATCTGCAATCAGGATGCGATACGGTATGGATTCTCGATGCTCCCCTGATCTACCAGAGCGACATCGTGGGGCGGGTAGAGGTGCCGAAGGATTTTCAAACCGATCTTGCGTCGGTGCCCCGGATCCCCTTCATCTTCGAGTTATTCGGCAATCGGGCGCATCGGAGCGCGGTAGTCCATGACTACCTATATCGGGTTGATAGCGTCCCTCTGGCGACAAAATTACAAGCGGACAGGGTATTTTTCGAGGCAATGGCCGCAACGGACAAGCCATATTATGTCCGCCTCTGCATGTTCATCGGCGTAGCCGTGTTTTCGTGGTTTGCATATCATCAAAAGAAAGTATGTGATCCCATAAAGGGGGCGTTCGATGACTGAACAAACGATCAAAATCGAGTACGACCGGGACGATATCGCCGCAAAGACGGTCGATGAAATGCTGACTCTCTTATTGAGGATCGCCTTTGACAACCACAGAACGCTCCAAGAACACGGTAAACTTTTATTCGGGAACGGCGAACAAGGGCTATGTGACCGGATGAGGGGCCATGATAAGGCCATGTGCGAACAACGGCTATCCCTGATAGGCTTATGGAGCGTGTTCGTGATCGCCGTGACGAGTGGCGTAGGTTGGGTTGTCTTTCATCTGAGCAAATGAATCTTATACCAAAACAGGCCGACACAAAAGCGAAGATTGAGGCCGTGGCGAAGGTGCTTGGTGTCGATCCCCTTTGGGCGGTGGCTGTGGCCATGGCCGAAAGCTCGTTAGGGGTGTATCAGAAATCCCCTACGGGCTGTTTGGGAGTGTTCCAAATGTCCAGTATAGCCATGAAGGATTTGCATCAGGAGATGGCAAAGGGCGATGATGATTGGGCCGACATTGCCTGTGGTGTAGCGTTTCTGAGGCTCCTATTGAAACGGCACAAGACAATCACGGCGGCAACGGAGAAGTTCTGCGATCCCAAAGACCGGGATTTTTATGTTTCAAGGGTCATTAATTACATGGGAGCGTTCGGGGACGGGAACCACTTTGAAATGAAGGGATAATGTGTCCCATTGTGTCAATTTCGGTTAAAATAAAGGGGCTGGAAATCGTATCCAACCCCTTGTTTTCTATAAATAACCAAAAATAACTAAAAATAAACCTTGACAAGCTAACAATAAATCCTTATCCTGCCCCAAAATCAATGAGGATAAGGCCATGAAGCAATTCCAATTCAAAAAAATCAAAGAATTTCGAGAAGCGGCAGGATTGACCCAGCCTCAGCTTGCCGAAAAGGTCGGCGTCGTTTTTCAACAGATTTCAGCCTGGGAAAACAGCGACGGCGACAAGAGCCTGACGACTGGATATCTGGCTAAAATTGCCGATGCACTGGGGAAAAACACGGATGATTTTTTTGTCGAGGAGAACCGGACATGAGTCAAAAGGGAAGGGGGGATGCAAAGGCAATCAGGGTATGCCTTACCGGGGAGGAATCCCGAACGGCAGCGGATAGGTAGTTGTATGGGGTGGCCCGTCGAACCCCACTCGGCCCGGCGGGCCACAATTAAAAGGAGGGCATCATGGCAAACGGTAAATCAGCAACGATGGATGAGAAGAACTGGCAGGACTTTGTGAGCCAGTTGACAGAGGTCATTCAGGTATTCGGCGGCATCCTCATGCTGCCCGTGGTCGTGCTGTTCTGCATCGCGTTCGGCTTCCGGGCGGGAGTAATCGCGGGTGTGGAGAAGGCGCTTTGTCTCTTAAAAACGTGGGGGTCGTGATGATCCGCCTTTTCAACTGCGATTGCATGGAGACGATGAAGGCCATGCCCGACAAGGCGTTCGATCTGGCGATTGTTGATCCGCCGTATGGGATTGGAATAAATAAAGGAGGGCATACGTTGGCAGGAAACGGAAATTTCAAAGGTGGAAATTTTAAGGTTGCAGCAAGGGAATATAAAGGCGGAGAATGGGATAATGAGCCACCATCAAAAGAATACTTTAGACAATTATTTAGAGTATCTAAAAATCAAATTGTGTGGGGTGCAAATCATTTTATTGAAAGAATGCCATATAATGCAAGTGGGTGGATTGTTTGGGATAAAGACAATGGAGAAAGTTATCAGGCAGATTGCGAATTGGCTTGGACTTCATTTGATAAGGCAGTAAGAAAATTTATTTGGAGGTGGTGGGGATTACTGCAACAAAATATGAAGAACAAAGATCAAAGAATCCACCCCACACAGAAGCCCGTTGCCCTCTATAAGTGGCTGCTGACAAACTACGCGAAGCTTGGGCAGACAATCCTTGACACCCACCTTGGCAGCGGATCAATCGCCATCGCCTGCCATGACCTCGGATTCGATCTGACCGGATACGAGATAGACGCAGATTATTTCCAGGCGGCGAAGGACCGATTGGAGAGGCATCAAAAGCAAGGCGTTTTAGACATGGGAGAAATAGCATGGACACCATAGAAATGCTCATCGTCTGCCTGTTGATTGTATTCGGGATGATTGCCCTACTGCTCATCCTGCACGGTTGCGGGGTAGCAGTCATGCGGCTGTGGAATCAGCGGACAGGGAGACGGGAATTGCATGTCGTAAGGAGGGGGGAGATGACAACAATAATGGTCAAGCTGTACGACCGGTGGGATGACGAGATTTATATCCGCGTGCCGGTAGGAAAGCCGATTCTGGTGGTCACGGATGAAGGCGCAGGAGGCGGTATGATAACTCGATACAGGCCGGACACGGATGAAGAATGCCGCTCCTTTGAAATGATCGAGGACAAGGAAGGCGACTACGTTGCGTATGAGGATTACGAGGACGAGCTTGCCGATCTGAAGGCCGAAAACGAAAGGCTGAAAAGGGAGGCGGTATGAGTCCCTTCATGCTTGGCTTTCTGGCCGGGATGTTTGTCGGAGCGTGGATCGGATTTATTGTGCTGGCCCTGTGTGTGGCCGCACGGGAG